CGGCTATCCTAGAACCTTTGAAAGTCAGATTAATAACGAAGGGAAATACTCTCCGTTACTGGCTTTCTCGGGACTATCAGAAGCAATTGTGGAAGTATTTACAAAACTTTCCCCAGTTTGCTTTGACAGGACGGCCTCTCATGGCAAGTGACCTTCACGGCTTGTTATCTCGGGAACAGAAGCTTGGACTCAATTTCAGTCAATGGGTCAGTGGTGACTATGCAGCCGCCACAGACACTCTTGATCTGAGACACACGAAGGCAGCTTTTGAAAGCAGTCTCCGTATGGGTCTATTCACGCTTCAACCCAAGTACCAAGAAGTCCTTCGGAGTGTTCTCTATGAGCAGGATGTCTACTATCCAGAGAATCTCCGACGACAATTCGCCGGTCTTGAACCAGCAACCCAACAGACAGGTCAGCTCATGGGTTCTACCCTGAGCTTTCCTATCTTGTGCACGGTGAATCTGTGCGCTTATTGGGCTGCACTTGAGGAACGCACGGGACGATGTTTCGATGTTCACGAACTACCTGTTCTTGTGAACGGTGATGACATCTTGTTCCGTTGTGATGATCAGCTTTACCGGATCTGGCTTCGGAGAACCGCAGAAGTTGGTTTCGAGCTCAGTCTTGGCAAGAACTACGTTCATCCAGACTACCTTACTGTGAACTCACAGCTCTACTTCCATGATAAGAAGAGAGACATGTTTATTCACCAAGGTGTCTTGAACGCAGGTCTGCTTACAGGACAGAGCAAGGTAACCGGTCGCCACGGTGCGAAACTCGCACCTTTGTGGGACTACTTCAACGAGGTAACACGAGGAGCTGTGGATCCAGTCCGCGCGAAGCAACGTTTTATCCATTATCACAAGATAAACGTTGAGAACATTACTCAAAAGGGTAAGTTCAATCTTCATGCCGCCCCTATGAAAGGTGGACTTGGTTTCGATCCTGTTGGAGAGACCAAGTTTACATCCTTTCAGAGGCGGTTCGCAGACTTTATGGATCATCAGCTTAGGAACGATCCTGAACATTTTCAGAAGATCAGTCTTATACAAGAAAGACCGATCAACGTTCCAAGGTCCTACCATAATCCGAAGTACATCGTTCAACCGAAATACGGACCGTACGAAGAAGGAGTTGTTGATGTCAAGGATACGACTATTCGTATGCCAATCTTGTCATCCAGGCTGGAACTTGACAGTGATCATGACTTTCAAAGTCAGATGCGTGTCAGGTTTCCGAAGAGAGGAGTCATGGAGACTTTCCGCTCGAGGAACTGGAGACAACAGAAAGGCGCGATCAGTCGTGATCGCTTCCGTCTTATGGAGTATGTGGGAACCCGTCCTGTAGGACCGATGGGTTTCACAACATCCCATTAGACCACATTGGGTCCAAGGAATTAAATCTCCCAAAACGGTGTGTTCGTCGTACCCGAGTGATCTGCAAGATTGGTCACGCTTCGAACACTTAATACTTCCGTGCTAAATGCTCTTAACGTCCACCCTTCGTGGATGTCAGCTAAATGCCGACAGACTGCACGGGAGAGCCAACAGTAATGTGGTTTCCCTGGATGTACAGTCGTGCCAATGATGGGCAGGATCCAATATTACATCATGGTCAACAACTCTAGACCACCAAAACAAAATGGAAATGGAAACGGGAAGACACGGGGAATCAAGAAGAACCGAGGAAAACTTTCAAACCTCCGGGGGATCACTCAATCGGTGGCCCTCAGCGTTAATAACGCCTTCGGAGATACTGCGAAACCGCAGACCATCGTCAAAGGACTTGACGCGTTTGATAGTTGTCACGTTCCTCTCCCTCGTGCTGTGGGTGATTATACCGTTATCAGAACGACTGAAGTCTTATCTGGAACGAACACCCTCAGCCTCTTCGGACCTATCATGAGCTCGACCACCAACACTGTTGGTGGTCCTCAGTGGAGCAATGCTTATTGCATCCGCAGTGTGAGTGGTGGATCGGCGATCAATGCAACGAACAATGCGAACCGTCGCGTCTTCTCTGCTATGCAGTCAAGCGCTTGGAACGATGTTCGGTTGACACCGGCTGCCTTCACCCTGAAGCTCATGAACCCCGAAGCACTTCAGACTACTACGGGCGTCGTCTATGTTGGACGCGCTCGTCAGATGCTGAATGTGGGAGGTTCAACCCGCACATGGGATGAGTTCGCTAATGAACTCGTCTCATATTCTTCCCCTGAACTCTGTGCCGCTGGCAGACTTGCTCTACGTGGTGTGAAAGTTGATGCCGTACCATACGACATGAACTCTCTTGCTGACTTCCGTACGGAAGCCAACAACACCAACAGCAACTTCAGCTGGACTGATGATGCACTCAGTTTCGATGGCTTTGCCCCGATCTTTGTGTACAATCCTAATGGGATTGATCTTCAGTTCCTCGTCTGTTGCGAATGGCGAGTCCGCTTTGATCCAGCCAACCCTGCTTACGCTTCTCACAGCTACCACCGTCCTTCGACGATGGGCTATTGGGACCGTGTGCAGAGGCTCGGATCTGCTCTAGGCAACGGCGTGATGGATCTCGTTGAGAAATCCGCACCTCAGTTGCTCATGAACATGGCACAAGAGTCTGTCAATCGTCAGCTAAGACTGACTAATGACTAGTGTTTCCACAGCTGGGTACCAGACACAATTACATTTCTCATTGACCGACGGGTCAGAGCGTACGAAAGTTGCTCTTATCCGCACCGGGAAAGCCCGAAAGGGACCTTGAGAATTCGAAAGTGTCTGAGCTGTTATCCACTTTATCCTCCTTAACTCCCTCACTTCATCACATCGAGCTGTTTCGATTGATTCAGCAAGGCAGGTATCGAGAGATACCTGGAGTCCTC